GTAATTGGAACGCCAAACTTATCAAGTATATTTAATCCAGCGGATAATGTTTTTCCACCAACCGTAAGAAAAGAGTCATTATTGGCAAGATCATCCCTTATTGATTTCAGCCTTGCCGATCTGTTTGAATTGCTGATCACATCAGTTTGAAGATTAGAAACGACTTTTGGTGTTAGATTTGTCGTAGTAATGTCTTGTTTTGAGGTAATTGCCCTGGTTCTCTGGGCTTCTTCCCCTTTTGCTCGAATTATCTCAAGAGCATTAGCTTGCTCAGCATCTGATATTCCACCTGCCTTCTTAGCGGCAGCGTCAGCCTCCTGAACGGATTTTAGGGCTACCTCTGCCGATAGGTCGCGTAAGTTCTCAAAAGGCGTAAGGCGGGCTGTCTGAGTGACCGGATCAACTGGGACCCCTCTTCCTGCTGCTCTTTGCCCAGCGCGAGAGACGTTTCCGACTGCACCTTCGTAAAACTCCTTCCACTGACCAAGAAGCTTCTGTTTCCCGGGAAGATCGGACGTTGTTGATAACTTTGCCTCAAACTCAGCTTTAGCCTTCTCCAGAGAAGTTGCCAGAGTACCCACAATAGAGCTGTAGTTCTCCACCTGCTTCTGCTGCTGGTCAAAGGCATCTCGTCTTCGTTGCTGCTGTAGGGCACCCAAGTTTGTCCCGGCATTTAATCCACCAATAAGTGATTGTGCGACGGGCATTATTGACCTCCTAATTTATTAAACACGGCTTCTATTCCCTGTTTATTACCAGCCGCCAGTGCGGTGTACAGTTCTCTTAAACCGGTCTGTTCAAAGGCTTCAGGTCCAAGTACTGTGCTTAGTGCTTTGGCACGGTTATCAAATACTACTTTTGCTGCTCTTGCTGGGCTAAATCCACCTTCATTAGAATTACTCTTAATAATTCCGCCCTTTTCAATTTCAGCCTTAATTGCTGCATTCTGCTCTGGGGTAAACATCCTGCTTACTGATTCGTCTACCTTCGTCACATTGTCAAACATGCTTTGGAAGGCCGCTGTATTGCTGATATGCTTCTGATGTCCAAGTCCAACAGAGCCCCATACACCATCTGAGCCAAGTCCAGTCCCATAGGTGGTCCCAGATTGATTCACAGCAATAGAGTAATCAGCTTTGTTCTCACCACCACCCTTCTTCCCGAATACTGAGTTAACAGCCGATCCAATAGCAGTTCCGACAAATCCACCAACACCAGCACCTACAGGACCAAAGAAGGCCGCACCTATGCCAGTTCCAGCAATAGCGCCTATATTTGACTCAATGTTGGTCTGATCACCTGGAAGTGACTTAGCTAGTCGATTCCCTAAAAATCCCAGTCCTGCTCCTGTTGCCACTCCACCTATTGTTCCTACTCCTGGAATCTGTGTCCCAAGTAACCCAAATCCCGCAGCAGCTCCACCAGCGGCAGCGCCAGCAGCTCCACCGGCGGCAGCACCGGCACCACCACCAAACAATCCTGATGCTATACCACCTAATGCCCCACTAAGTAAGGCAGTTGTACCAGCTCCTATGGCAGCTGTGATACCATCTGCCTCATCCCTGAGTAATTCTGACTCAAACTTGGCTAAATCAGCCAATGCACCGGTATATTGGCGAGATAACTCAGCAGCCAAAGTGGATTCAAAATTACCCTGTGAAAGTATAGATTCAGCTCCTTTAGCGGCAGCCTCATACTGTTGTATGGTTATTTTGGCAGTAGCTTCAATTTCCTGTAATTTGGTCGTTGCCTGGAACTCAGCATCCTTTTTAGCAAATTCAGCTTCTACACGAGCTACATCGTCAGCAGCAAAACTCGATCCTGCAACCTTTCTCCTACTCAAATTCTGGCGAAGATCACCAACAGTACGGCGGCGGGCATCCTCAATCGCCTGAGACCCCGCCTTACTAAGATTCCCGAAGGCTGGTGATACAAGTGGCTTCAATGCCCCAAGCTCTGTTGATAGGGTGTTGAAGGAGCCGGAAAGGTTATTTAGAGCGGTCTGGTTAGCAGGCGTTCGGGATAGGTCAAATCCGCCTTTAAAGGTCTCTACACCAAGGCCAGGAGCATTAAATCCAATACCAGTAAAATTGGAGATTGGTTTGGCAATCTTCTGCTCGTTGCCGAAGATAATGTCCTTTGCACCAGAGAGTATGCTACTCATGGTCGTCTCGTTTGCCACTGGGCAAGCTGATCTTCAGATACATCATATAAAGTCCCTACCCTTCTAATGACTCCGTGCCTGGCTATTTTCTCGTAAAACTTCTTATCATCAAGAGTACACGTAAAAATAGCTACATACTTATTCCTTAATTCATTAAAAACATTGACCATTGTTTCATATTTATTCCTACTTGATGCCCAAGGGAACCAGATTGCATCCCCTAACCAAAGCATCGGGCCAAGTAGTTTGCCGGTTAAAACCCCAATCGGTATCCTACCTTTATCTGTTTCTGCTTCAAATACATACATTACGTCATTCATCGCTAAATACAAGTTCAACCGATTATCGAATTCTTCCTGGCTCGGGTCTTCAACATCACCAAACGAACCTAATTTATATGCTGCCCAGATATACCGCTTGTCTTCCTCTGTAATCTCATGGAAGGAAGGGCTTCGCCTTAAAGTCCGACTTCTGCGATATTTACGCGATGTCGAACTGGAGGCCGATTTCTGAGATTGAGAACTCATTTGTGTCTTCAACGATAACCTCAACTTGGAAGTCATTACTTTTACCGGGGACTCCAATGATTTCTCTGGCAATGTTGTTTGTAGTTGATCCAAAATAATTTGGTCCTCCGAAATAGTTTGGTCCACCAAAATATAATCCAGGCGACTTACTCAGTTGAACGTCTATTTCATGGTTATATGCCTGCTCACCCTGAAACAAAAACCGTAACTTAACGGTTACATCTTCCAGCTTCCTATATTTTACCCACCCCTCTATAGCCATGCTCTGAGCATTTTCAGGCAGTGAAATCATTTTGGACATACGGCTAACATGAACAGCATTTATACCACCATCACCAGTTGTTGCATCACCACCGTCCATTTTAAATACATTCCCGATTGAATCCCCAAAATATACTTCTTCCAATCCAGTTATGGGGTCATAGGCATTCATTATTGCAGTTGGATTCATATCAACTGAATGCAGAGTTTTCATCTTTATCCAAGGTGATACTTCAGACCCTACCAATGGTTTATAAAGAATCCATATTTCACCGGTATCCTTTGAGTGACAATAAACCTTCTGCGTTCTCTTGTTATAGGTAATTGACCAATCTGTGTACCCATCAATAAGGTTTGATATACCTACTGATAAATCGTCTGTTTCAACATCTGCAAACTTGTCGGTCCTGTCTAATGATTCTAAAACACCGGGTCTGCCGTATAAAATGTCATTCCCAATATAGGCAAGACCTTCATCACCAGAAACAGCAGAATCTTGATACATTTGATTAAACTGGAAATCCTTTGAAGAATTCCCTATTACCTTAAAAACACTACCATCTTGAGTGGAAATAACCGTAAGTCCAAAGGCAGACGCTAATTCATTGATCTGTCGTAGATCAGGGGATAGAAGATAAAAAGGATCATCTTCTCCCAATGCTGAAGACGGAAGATTCGATACAGTAATGTTTTTGTAGTCAGATACTTTTGATCCAACCATCATGTGTGGTATAGAAAGAGTGGGGTCAACAACATTTACATAAGTTGCTCTCTCTCCTCGAATGCTACAGTATTTTGCTTTGAACTGACCGAAGGCTCCCCCTATCTCGTCTACAAAAACAATATCACTGAAATTTGTCCCGTCCCATTGCTTTACAACTTCTAGCAGGTTTATATCAGTAACGATACAAACATCATCAAGAAGCCAGTTATGCTCTATCCTTCCTCTTAACTTTGCCTGTGCGTTTACTGTCGCAACCGATGTATAATTAACGCCATCCCAACGGTAAACAGTATTACCAGCCTGAACAAGCAGAGTAATAACGCCGCTGGAATCCTTAAGACTGACAAAACCACGGATTTCTGCATTATTGGGAACCCTCCCAACTAAGCTAAATGCCTTCCTTCGTCTAAGGTGGAAGTTTTGAAGATCAAGGTCAAAGTTCTCTCCATTCGCACATTCTCTGATGTCGATGTCTTCTTCAGAAGCGCGAGAATGAACCCCGCCTCCGAATTTCAGTACAACAGATGCTTCCCCATCAGTAGTTGCCATGTTATCTCTCGAATGGACTATGGCCTAGAGGACCCGGATTTCTTCCTCCATGCCGCTTAATATAAGTCCGGTCATCAGGTATTTGCTTAACCATCCTCAGCGCCCTTCCAAAGGCTTGGGTCATGGTTTTATTCTGTACTTGAGCAGCAGTAGAGCCCTTAATGCCTTTCTGATTAATTTTGTAAACCTCTGCAACGTATGGAACCAATGCACGGAATACACCATCATTAAAAGGAAATATATCAATGGCATTGTCTAAGACCGTATCCCGCCAGTAAAAGTATACATATGTAAATCCAGCAACCTCAGCAGTCGGTGATCTATCAATGTATATCATGTCGTCAATCGGACTCATGGCAGCAAAGAATGGTTGTCCTGTAAAGCTCGCAGGCTGGGTCTGTATGTTCCTTAATTCCTCATACCCACCCTTATATTCTTCAATGTAGTATCCTTTCTGTTCTTCATGTAGCGGCCATCTGATCTGTATAAGGTCAGTAGCAAGGGCGTACTCCCGAACTCCTTGAACAAGTACGATAGAACTCTCAGCACCCTGTTTAGGCTTCATTACTCTTGCTTTTGAGTAAAGCTGGTCTACAGACTCATTCCATGCCTGTTTTGTTATATCAATAAACACCTGCTTCCCCGAGTTAGACAGGGAGGTAAGGATATTGTTTTCAGATATAATAGAAACCCGTTTAAGGACTTCATTTACACCATCAAGAAGTGTTTTCATCTTCCAAAGCCTTTGTGATTAGGGCCTTAATATCATCACCTTTATTCAAGATTACCCCATGTTCTTTTAACCATTTCTTCTGTGCCATATAGCGCATTGAATAGGGATCGGTTACTTTCTGCTTTTCCTCTTTAAGCTCAACAGCAGATGTCTGCGCTTCTTTATTTGCCTTGAGTTCTGACTCAGAAAGCCGCTCAAGAGCCTTGGTCAAAGCGGCTACCTGTTCTTTAAGGTCCCCAATTTCATTTTTTGAACCTTCCTCTTTCTTAACCGCCTCTTCCAGAAGTTGAGCCATCTTATGGTCTCTAGCCTCTTCCTGCTCTGGAGTCATCGTTGAAACCTGACGGCTTGGATAGTGCTGTATCTTTATATTTTTGCTTTCATCCTGAACCTCAACCGGCTCCCAGTCCATTACCTGTCTAGGGTTAACCTGGTTGGCCTGAAGAAGCTTTACCCCATCTTCATGTGAGCAGGCATTAGGGTATTTAATGTCCGATTTCTCCAGTGCCGCCCATACTTCATAGCGCGTCATGAGCTGGAAATCATTACGGGGGTCATTAAGAGCTATTTTTTCAGTAGACATTGCTTCTCCGGGAAGAAAGGGGGCTTTCGCCCCCTTGTTGGTTAGACTAGATCAGTAGCACCAGAAACGATTCCACGACCCCAGTCTGGGTTAAGCATCAATGCTGCATGCCAGAACTTGTATGCAATGGTAGATATTTCATTGTATACATCAGATGTTCCACCAGTTCCAAATCCCTTATGGATTACCTCAATGGAGCTTAGATTGTCACCAGCCGTAAATGAACCGTCTGGATGGGTTGCACCGAAGCCCAGTGAACCGAACGCATCCTTACCATAGATCATGGAGTTATATGTATCGACCGATGTACCAAGGTTTGACCGAAGGCCAGTAGTACCAACAGCACCACCAGTATCAGGCTGAACATCAGCATTGTGACCGGACAAGAAACGTACTGTCTGTCCAGCAATTGTCATAGAGCCGTATTCCCCCATAAACAGCGATGTCTGACCTGCATAGGTCTCAGCAGGCTTAAAACCAGCCAATTGGGTAACATCTATTGCTATATCAGGATGATTGATGCAGATGAATCCAGGCATTAACTGGCTGGTGCCAAAATTCTGACTGCCCGTAGTCATGGGTGTAAAAGTCAGGGTCTTGTTCTTGTCCAGCGTATTAACAACTGCTTGGATCGAAGCTTTAGTGATTTTGCTAACCACCGCCCCTACGTTTACAGCCCCAGCAACAAAGACCAACGGGACATTATTGACCATTGCAGTGCGCTGCAAGATATCAAGGTAGTCACCTGCATCAATACCAAGAACCTCAATGATCTTGTCAGTCTGACCATTGTAGTTAATGATATCTGCCTCTTCATTCAAGATAATGAAGTTACCGTATTTCAGGGCAGTAGCAGTCGGTGTGCTGATTGTCATTACAGATGGGTTATGAGCAGGTGTTCCGCCCATGTACCCGGCTACAGTCTGCTCAGCGAGCTGAGACCGGTTATTCGTACCAATAGTAACACGTCTCCATGAGGCAGTAGTAGAACCCATGTTGTGAGACAATGAAGCCGGTGAAGTACCCAAATAGTGTACAGCACGCGATTTCGCATTTCGCAGCAAAGTCTGCTTGAAGATCGTATTAACAGGGCGCTCCATTTCAGTTGGAGCAGTACCCGTAGTAGCTAAATGAGCAGCCATAATGTGCTCTCCTTTACATAAGTGAATGGTTTACCATTTACCTGTGCATTGGAGTCAATCAACAAGTCTCTAAGCGAGCCTGCATCAAACAATCAATCACGGTTTTGCGAGTTGCTAAATAATGGTTGTATTAGCAACTTTTAATACTATTATAGTCCTGCTTTATACTCAGTAAACTGCTGATCACTCATTTTGTTAAGATCAGGAGCCGGTTCATTTGTAGTAGTAGAGCTTGCGGCTGAGTGCATGGCAGAATCCACTGCATCCCAGCTTTCAGTTGATTTATGATCGGTCTTGGTAGCTTTTTCGGCAAATCCCTTCCCAAGAGCCTGAACTGTTTTATCCCACTTTTCAGGATTATTGAACCTGTCCTGAAAAGCATGTGCTATTTTTGGGTTTCTAAATGCCTCAAGATGAATTAACCCTTCAACTCCATCCCTTGTCATATCGCCAAGGGAATCGCCGGCAGAGGCTTTAAATATCTCTGCGGCATCTGACAGTGCCATATCTGTATCAGCCTTATCCTGGCGCTGCATGAATGCCTCAACAGCAGCAAGCCGGTCTTGTGATACTTCAGGTGCTGCTTGTACAGGGGTTTCAGCAGGTGTTTTAGTAGGTGTTTCTTCCGGTGCTGCTTCATATTCATTCAAAAGTGCATTTAAATCATCCTGTGCAGTAGTCTCTGGTTTAGATGCTTCCTGTGTCGGAGCAGTTTCAGGAGTACTCACGGCTGGCGTTTCACTCATTATACTCACCTAATGTCAATAGTTTAAAAAGAAGGTCGCGCTCTTTTTGCCGACCACTTGCATAAATCCATTTCCTTTCCTGGACCTCAGGAGGCAGGACATTACTACCAACTGAATTTGAGGGCTTAAATGATGGAACCAATGGCTCCTTAATAAGGTCAACAATCTCCCTCCATTCAGGACGCTCTCTAAGCTCTCTAAGCAACTGTTTTGCTTCAGGACTCATCATTGACCCCCAAAGTTTAACCCTTGAGTGGCTGCGACTGCAAGCCCTGGGTTAGCTTCAGCCTCTTGGGGTGCTTGAGGCGCTGGAGGGGCCTGTTCCTGCGGCTGATTAGTAATTGCATCAACATCCACCCATCCACCTTCTTTCAGGACTTGAAGAATGGCCTCCTTAAGATTAATAACAGGTTCCGGCTTCTGTCCTAATTGTATTTGCTGCTGCATCAACAAGGTATCCATCTGTGCAGCCTGATTTAATGACTGCAACTTACTCTGTACCTTCTGCTGTTCTTCGGCTGGCCCTGATGCACCATGAGCAACAAACTCAACATCCTTAGGTAAGTGACTCTTATTTATAGTAACGTACCCGCCATACTGGGGTATATTAAAGGTCACATCACCCTTTAACGTCATTTTAGTCAGCTCATATTCGATATCAAGCCAGCGAGCCAAAGGGCCAGCCAGCGTATCATCAATGAAATCAACTGTTCTGGCCTGTCCACGCTGTAATTCAGCATCTTTGCTGAATGCAGTTGTATGTGAGACCGTTTGAGCACCTAACCTGGCTGCATTTTTACCAGTAGTATCATCATACTGAGACAGGAAACCACCATAAACTGCGAACAAAGCTGATGGATTTCCAATCTTAAGTACTTGTATTTCCTCATCACTTTGTATTTTTGCACCGGGGAATACATCAGGTTCTTCATCATCAGCCCCATATCTTATGGCAGGCTGGGCATCATAAGCAGATGCCTCAAGTAACCGGTTAAGCTGATAAACGGCAGCTCCCTGCACCGGTCTCCCTTTCATTAGTGGGCTAGACCCATAAGGTGATTCAATATCTTCCTTATGATAAGGGAATTCTATAATGCTTGAGAATGATCCCTTATTTTTCCTCATCCTGATGATTCTGGCATCTGGGTTCTTACCAACCTTACCAACAACAATGGTAATAATTGCATTCGGAAGGTAGAGCGATCCAGTCGTTTTTCGTGGCACCACCATGTCACCTTCCCACTCTAAAAACTCAATACTCCCGCTTTTATCCCCTTCTAAGCCGGCCAGAGCGCTCTTAAACCATCCTCCGTTAATAATATCATCTGTCTTAGCGTTTCCCTTCTGAGCGGCCATCTGGATGTCTTTCAGGAGCATGGTTTTCTGGAATATTTGAGCTGGAGCCACAATATGGCCCTCATTCATCATCGCAAACGTGGAGTTGTCCAGAAAAGTATGCTTTATTGACCTGGGGATCAGAAGGGGGATATCCATTTCTTTTCTGACCACCCCTTTTGAGGTGTGCATAAGTATCCTTCTATTGGCAACACGGGCGCGTGCTATCCCCATAGAATACTTAATGGATTCGCCAACAATCAACCCTAGATTACCACGGAAATTATATTGCTTATGCCAATGATTCAGCATTCCATAGACTAATTTATTGGCATTATCCTGGCTGATTTTTGATGGGATATCATTTTCATCCCCTGTAATGATGCTCTGAAAGTCTACTTTCCTCAAATATTCGTCAGTTATGGCTGCATTAGCCTCAAACCAAGGGCCAGAACGAGGCAGAAGCATTCTCATTGAGTCAGCTTCTGTAATCTCAAGTGTCTGTGACTGTAAGGGTAATTCTGCTTCAGGCATCCAGGCTTTGGTCTCGTCAATTTCTCCGTTTGCAGCCTTCCGAACTCCAGCGCTTGGCTCCATCCGTAGTTGACGGTCAATATCAAGAACCTGCCGATCAAAGTCCGCCCGATCACTTTTTCTTGTTCGATGGGATTCCACAATGAAGTCAGCAATATGCCTCTTGTCAGCTTTTGTGAACTTGAGTGCTTTAGCCATCCATTCTGCCCTTTTCAATGTTTTTGTCTATCCAGGCTTGAGCATCATTAATAGCACACTGTATCCGTGCTTGACGCTTTGTTTCTGGCGACCACCCTTCCTCTGTATCATGGAATGGGTCGAAGTCTATCCATCGTCCTACATCCATTTTTTCCTGAGAATCAGGCTTAGTACAAAACCATGCTACCTGCCAGTACCCAAACGGGAATACTTTTGGTTGATCTGTTTCAAGCTCACTTTCAGCAAGAAAGATATCCCGGCCTTTGTAATCAAAAGTCCCATAAGGTCGAAGACCCATACCAACAACGAATTGGTCCAGTTCTTCTCTAGTTTTAGGGTTTACTATCTTTTTCATAGTCTGGAACTCATAATTGATTTGGTTGGTGCCTGAGAACGCTTCTTTACAGAAGAACCGATGGTTTTTGCTTTTCTAAGCATCATTAAAGCATAAAAACATGCCTTTAACGTATCATCCCGTTTTACCACAATTTCTGCTAAATCATTTTTATCACGCTTTATATGGTAGTTCCTGCGTTCTTCTAAATACTCTGTACAGGTGCTAAATACTTTAAATCTACCTGTTTCCTCACGCTCTTTAAGAGTCTCTATTATAGGCCATACCCCTTGCGGTCCACCCTTGTCATTACTGTAACGTGCTGACTTTGATGTCATATTAACTCCAAGTAGCTTATATACCTTCTGGTATTCAATGCCTTTTGAGTCTCGCTTATGACCATCATGCGGCCATGCTACCGGAACCCAATTTGAAGTTCCCTTTACCCGCTCGGCATGATATGGAGACAATTTATCAGCTTTTCGGTAGCAATCAGTTAAATAAACAATATCATTGTCACGGTCATATGCCAGTCTAGCATATCCAAATGGATGCCCCATTCCAAAGTCTAAACCCTTGATCTGTTGCCAGAATCTGGGTATTTCCACAGGATCAACAATAATTTCACTTTCAGTAGTAGTAAATATCGCACCTTCACCCATCATCGGTACACCCATCGTTCTTGCTTGTAGCTGCCATGAAGGATAAGACCGTGCCATCCTATCTCTCTCCTTTTTGAGCAGATGAGGCGCATCCTCCCATGTTGCATGGCCCAACCATACACCATCATGGGTTGCATCATGAAAGTGCCGTACAAGTGTTGTCTGCCCAAGCAAAGGAGTAAATGTAACCATCATTAGGCCATGCGAGGTAAGAAGCCTTGTCAGTGCCTCAAGATAGACCTTAAAGTCTTCTGCTTCCTCATCCATCCATACTATATCTGGTTCAGTACCCTGCCATTTTCTCCAGCCTTGTTCATAGGTCTTTAGAATGCAGGTGGATACACCACCAGAAACATGACGAACTTTAAATGAATCTACCACATCAGATACACCGGCTTGGCGCATCTTTGGCTTTCCAACAATTGAATCCCTTGGTATAAACCCAGTCCCTAGTTCATCAGGGCTTGTACCACCGATCAGTGCCTTTTGTATGATATCCCGTGAAGTCTCATTGGTAGGGCTTCCTGTCCACAATAAGACTGGGTGGTCAAACCTTCTTCCTTCCCACCAGTCAGGATATTGACCCGTCATATGAAGGGCGGACTCATAACCGCCACTTTCACTTTTCCCGACCCTGTTGGCCGTAATAAGCAGTCTTTCCTGGTTATTAAGACCGGCTGCATGGAACTCTGTTTGCCAGGGTCTATTGCTCCATGTATCAGCGAGCCCTTTGCTGTTAAGCTCCTTCCACCGAGCCCCATCAGGGCATAATGTATCAGGATGCCCATAAGGAAGATGCAATATCATTTTCCTCTGTGCAACTCTTGTTTCGAGTTGCTTTAGAAGCTCCTGAATATCAGGCAATGGTTAGGCCCTGGTTATAATAAACTTGAATAATCCAGGAGTAAGATTAATCGTTGCAGCATTAGTGTTCCAGAAATTAACGTTAGCAGCTCCCTCACCGCTTGGTACTGCTGTGATAATAACCTCCTGAGCATCATATGGGGCAACCACCTGAATGGCATCACCAATTGCAATACTATCAAGCGTGATATTCTGTGTTACGTTTGCATTAGATAACAAGCCAGGCGGGTCAACAGTCCGGCCTATAACAAACTGGTCAATACCATCATTAATTCCAAGTGCATTTACATTTACAGTCATTACTTCTCTCCTTCGTTATGGGTAATATAAATTATCAATACTTATGTCCATACTATGCCTACTGATTCACCTGTTAACCGGACACCTGCCCCGGTACTATGGCAGGAAACTATGCTCAACCACTACATAACTCTCCTCAGGATACCCAAGACTCGAACC